CACTGCATTTTTATTTCAAATGTGGAAGTGGAATTAAGTTTGAACTGTTGGTAGTTGTGAAATCACGAAGTCCCACGTCCCACCACCAGTGTAAGTATCATTAAGAGTGATGTAATTAGTGGGTATAGCAGAAACCACAATACTACGTGTGAGTATTGTGCTAGTACTATTAACCATAACATTATTTGCGAACGAAGTCACTAAATTTGGCCCGTTGTATGATGGTGATACCGCATTTATTGTCGTTGCGGTGGTGTAAAACACGATCAAATACTGACCGGTGACATTAAAAGTTATTGACCCCGTGGCATTCAGTGTTACCAAACTATTACTGGATCCTGGATTTAATATTGGATTATTAAATTGGTTAAGTGTAGTTTGGCTTGTGCCATGGTAATGGGCACTTGCGAGTGATACAGGTGCAACCAAATTGGGTACAGATAGTGTAACATCATATTCAACCCACAGTTTACCCCATGGCACTGTGGTCCCATCGCTGCAAGCCACGAAAATGTTTCCAGCATCATATGTTTTTATGTCTAAATTTGCTCCCAATCCCGTGGTTCTAATATATTTTTTACCATTTGGATGTAGTGATGTTGATTTAAGTGGGCAGTTTAAATGGTTCCAAACTACGTCAGAAACCATATTCTGATAGTTTGCTGCAGCCACCTCTGAAGGTGGAAATCCATCTGCAGCATCGTAGTCCGGAATTAAAGCAACAGCCCCTGGCACCGAAGTGTTGGTACGACTCACATATTGAAATTCAAGACTATTGAAATGGTAAAATTCCCAAGCTCCAGCCTGTGTGGAAAGCCAAGGAAAAGTAATAGACATACCCGGATTTATTGGAAAATTTAACATTATTGCCCAAAGGCTAGATCCGGTTATGTTTGCTATGAACTCCCTATGTCTAATTCGGGAAAAGGAGTTTGTTGCCATTATTTTTGGTACGTTTGATCTTGTTGGGCGCGAGAGTGCAACAGGTGCACCCATAAAATTTTGCTTTACACTTGGAGTATTTGGCATTATTTGTAGTTGGTTAGCAAAATTCTCTCTCTGTTTGGCCCTATTAGCGTTTGAATTTATCATACCTACTGCGGCAGCGCCTGCAGCGACTGCTGCTGCAGTGCTGCGTTTATTATAGGGGTTAGACGCTAAATTAACCGCCCGTTTTATTGTGTTTCTAATTTGCATTCGTTTTCGTCTGATTGGAATACCTCTAAATCGTCTATTCATATATTGGATACCTCTGAATATGGAGGGACTATACATCAATGATACTAAACGTTCCACCGTGTAGTCTCTAGGCATTTGCAAACCACGCATTTTTATTTCAAATGGAGAGTGGTTGCTTAGCACGGAACTATTAAGCCAAAGGCACCGTTTTGGCGGATTGGTCATTGACCCAATTACTTCTAAAATTCTTCTAATTGCTTATGTTGTTGCAAGAAGTCGGATTGCAAAAACAATTGGTCTTGTGGGACCAGTCTACAATAATTGAAGTAATAGTTTTTCTGATCTTCATTACAATAATCTAATAGCTGAGGGAATTCAAATGGTTCCGCTATATTTCTTGAATCAAAGAAATGTTCTAGTTCATATTGTATATGAAGCGGCACGCCGTAAATTTCAGAAACAAGATTTCTTGTGTTCATAGGAACAGGCTTAATCGGCATGTTGTCAAATGTAACCATATCTCCTATTCGGGTAAACTTCGGGAATCTGTATCTGAATTTAAATTGATTCATTGATTGTATGGCCTGGAGGGCTGCAGACGCAAGCGTTATTACACTATTTTTATTTGTAATTCTAAGTAAATACAGTGCATATGATTGAATAATGGGGTTGCCTGCGTATTGGTATTGTAGTGACAGCGCCTTACATTTTAATAAATCGTTTAACTTAGCCGGTTTTGAACTTGCCCAACGCACGGTAGTCCATGCGGTTTTTAAAAGAACCTCAATTGGGTTAGTGACATTGATTTTATCATCGAGGTCAAAAACACAACCGCAAAAACTAGCAAAATTCAAATTAGGCGTGGCTTGCATTTTGATTACCATGCCCATTTCTGTAAAATCATGTGCAACTGGCATTTTACCTCGAATTGAAAATAGCCCATCATCTCCCTCTACAACGCCTCCTATTATTGTAGACCCTATATAATCACAAACAAAATTCATTAACATTAAATTTGTAAAACCATTTCCCAATGAAGTGCACATTTCCCCGCTCATCCTAGTCGCTAAGACGTGGACCGTGAAATACTTGTAAATACATTTAAATTTGCCTGCTATGACCTCTCTCATTAGTCTCATAAATTCAACATGATTTGGCAGGTGCTGAGTCATATAATCATACAAAACAAATTCACAGTTTTCCATTAACTCAGCTACAAAAAGTGATTCAAATGACGAATAATCAGTGGGTAAATAGTTAGCCGAAGGTTCATATAACATATCATAAATATATTGCGGTCTTTCATTGACCGGTACATGCTTTATGAATGATTTATGTTTGTAAAGTTCATTCTCTATGCACTTAAATGTTGGTCCGACATAAGTTTTAAATTGGTCAGACCTTGAATTTATAGCTCTGATATGTTTATATGTTTCATGTGGTTCATCCTTCGGGAACATTTTGCAATCTGCGTAACTTGGGTCTTCCCATATTGAGACTACCGATTCATACACCTCCAATAATTCCTTCTTCCTATAGGCTGGGTAGTCTGTATTTTCAAGCCAAGTTATCACTGAAATGTCAGTGTGTGGTGATAACGGCGTTAGTTTCCTTTTGCACCAAGCGGCGACATATGTTCTTAATGCTTGATAAAATCCATCTCTAGCGCGTGGTGGTTTATAAGCGAATCTTTTGTGGATTCCAGCTTTGAACGTAATCGGATCTTTTCTGTCAGGATGCGGCAATGCCGCACCTATAAAATGTGGTCCCAAGGATATTGCCACCGGTGCCCTATTAACAGGGTCAAAAGTTTTAATTCTACCAAAGCCATATTCTTCTTTAATGGCTTCGATCTTTGATAATTTTACTTCACCGTATCTATATCCATAGGCCACATAACGTTCAACGCTTATTAGTTGGAATCCCGGAGAAAAGGCATCAAGTCTTTTTTCTCCTTATTCCTACAATGTATGCCGAAACTAATGGCCATAGCCGTATCAAAAACATCAGTGCTGTCAAAAATTGAATATTTATTAAAATTCACTGACTGTAGTGTGTTAGCGGTATATCTCAATCGAGAACAAACGACAGAATATTTTTCGGCCATGCTGATGTTCTTAGGAACACTAAGTTCAGCAATGACCTCTATGGATGTCATGTGTTTTTGCCTCGTTAATTGAAATGGGTATTTTGAAACTGGTCCTAATATTGTGTTGAACTTAAAACCCAAGTGTCTCGTATGTATGACTTCCGCTAATGTTGGATCCTGTGTCTTGATATCAGATATGGCAAGGCTATTTGGTCGGAGGTCTTGAGATAATAATTCTACACCTAGTTGATGGTCCAACTTGTATTTATGTTTTAGTGTGACCAAATCTGATATCTTATCAATGGCCGAATCATATATTCTTTTTGCAGCATAATAGACTGGAAGCATTGTGAATGCAGTAACTAATGTTGATGCCAGTCTCTTGGCCTGGACTATTGCAGAGTCAAAACTCTTGGGGATAAGTCTAGTCAAATAGCCTATCAATAATGGGGCCTGGCCGGTTGAATTAACCTTGTTCACCGCAGCTAATGCTAATTTTGGGGCCAACTTATAGGCAACCCAAGCAGCAGCAAGAAAAGTCGATACCTTTAGGGTACCGCTGATAAGAGTTTTGCTGCCCTGGTGTACCTCAGTAAATTCAATTCCAGGTCCAGCAAGTGCTGTTGCCACTCTTTCAATTCTGTCTTGTCTATTAATGAACTCTTTTTCTTGCAATATAACATTGTCATTATCCTCCTGCTCTTCACGCTGATCTCTGCGAGTGTCCTCGACAGAGGATGCTTTCGCTGTGAGGTTGACAAGTTGATTTGTAAGAACTTCATTAGCCACTTGTTTACCAGTTTTATGGTTCTTATTGCTTCCTTTGCCGCTATATTTTGACTTCTTATCTGGTTTGCCTCCATGAGTAGTTTTTGTCTCTGCACTTGAAGAACTGAGTGGTTTTGTTGATACTGGAGAAAGTCCTTCATTTGACCACTTCTTATCAGTTCTAGACCTAGTGCTTGCTCTAACCCTATTTGCACCTCTAATTGATGCACTTCTTGCAACTTCAGCCGATGTGCTTGTTGTTGTTGTTGCACTGTCTGATTTGAGGGGTGTAGTTCTGACATCATAGTCAGGTTCCTCAATAAATCTTTCATCAAGCCTATCGGCCCAAGTGCCAACCGTGTCCCAATGTTTTCCACCTTTATCGGTGTCAGCCTGCGC